GTGTTGTGTATTGTTTGGATGGTTAGTTCAACAGACTTATTTTAAAGAGTTAACAGACGATGATATTCGTGCAAGGATGTTTGCAGAACAACAGAATCAGTTAGAACAGGACATGGCGCCATTCGGATTTATGGATGACGGTGTTCAAGAACCGTATGGTGAGACTGTTGTAGATGAATATGGTACTAGATGGAGTCCTGTTGTTAGAACACACGATTCTGATTGGTAGAAAACATTAAAACCCTACATAATATCAATTAGGTCTGCATCCAGTTTTAAGTAACAGTTAGCACAGACGACCTTGGAATTTTCGATTAATTCTACGACTTCTTGTCTAGATTCCTCGTTTAATCCCTTTCTTCTTGTGCGTTTACGGATTTCTGATTCGTGGGGGTGGAATTGCAAACATGCATTTTCCGATTCTCCACAGTAACTACAGTACTTATCTTCTAGGTGTTCGTTCACCCAGATGATACGCTTTCTGTAATTGCGTTGAGACACACGTTTTATTGTGTCTTTATACTTTTGATAGAACTCAGACATGTAGTTATTTATGTGCTGAGAAACCTATAAAAAGTAAAACTGAAAGAGTATGTTTTTATAAATATATTCGTAAGATTGAGATAAACTAAATTATTGAATCCACAAAGGAGAAAACAAAGATGGCATTTCAAGTATCCCCAGGCGTCCTCGTCAAAGAGATAGACTTGACTAATGTTGTTCCTGCTGTTGCAACTTCAATTGGTGCGATTGCTTCAGGCTTTTCACAAGGCCCTGTAGAAGAAATCATTCCAGTTGGTTCAGAGCAAGAACTAGTCAGTCACTTTGGTAAGCCCAACTCAAATAACTTTGAGAACTGGTTTACCGCCGCCAACTTCCTTCAGTATACGAACGGACTTCGTGTTATTAGAGCAGATACTGCAGCTATTAACGCTACCGCAAACGGTGCTGGATTGAAGATTAAAAACGACAATGATTATGATAACAATTATGCTGGTGGACAAGGTTCTGTTGGCAACTGGGCTTCTAAGTATCCAGGCACATGGGGTAATGCTCTAGGTGTCTCTATATGTAGTAACGCAGTTTCATTTGAACAAACATTCACTGGTAACGCTGGAGTATTAGGTGTAACAACTGGAACACCTGCTGTTGGAGCGACAGTTGTCGGAGTTGACAACGGTGGTGGTTCTGCTGGAGACGGCGGTGGCGCTTATAACGTAGGCGATATCGTTCACTTCGGAGAAGCAGACGGTTCACAGTACGAAGTTACTGGAATTTCTACTGACAACCTAACTATCAGACAACTAGACAATCCAAACGGTGGTGGACTAAAAACTGCACTCGTTGCTGCGACTAATGTTCGTAGACGTTGGAAGTTTTATGACCTATTTGATGCTGCTCCAGGCACATCAACATGGGCAGCTTCTAAAGGAATGACTGCTGACGAAATGCACGTTGTTGTGCATGACGTAACAGGTGGAATTAGTTCATATGACTCAGATGTTGCTGGACAAAGAACTCTTGCAGTTCTAGAAACATACGCATTTGTATCACAAGCTTCTGGTTCTAAAACACCACAAGGTGGAACAAACTTCTACGCAAATAAAATCAACACTGCATCAAGAAACGTATGGTGGATGGATCACGATAGTTCATTGACTGCAGCTGGAACTGATATTGCAAGTGGAGCAACATATGCATCAACCCAAACACATGCTGGTGTTATCAATTCACTCTTAACAGGTGGAACAGATGATAACCCAACAGTAGGTGAATTGGACATTGCATATAATCTATTTGCAGACAGTGATACAGTAGACGTTAACCTTGTTATGGCAGGAACTGCTCCTGCTGGTACAGACGGTGTAACACACGCAACTAATATTATCGACCTATGTGAAGCAAGAAAAGACGTAGTTGGATTTATATCTCCTCGTAGAGCAGATGTTGTTGGTGTTTCAACTGGTGCTGCACAGACAAATAACGTAAAAGGTTTCTTTGATGGACTTGCTAGTTCTTCATATGCAGTATTCGATTCTGGATACAAGTATATGTACGACAAGTACTCAGATGTATACCGTTATGTTCCTATGAACGGTGATGTAGCAGGACTTGCTGCGAACACAGACAATGTTGCTGACCCTTGGTTCTCACCAGCGGGTTATAACAGAGGACAAGTTCGTGGTGCAGTTAAACTTGCATACAACCCAACTAAAGCACAAAGAGATATTCTTTATCCTGCTCGTGTAAACCCTGTTTGCACATTCCCAGGCCAAGGTACAGTTCTCTTTGGTGATAAAACTGCGTTGTCTAGACCTTCTGCATTCGATAGAATCAATGTTCGTAGATTGTTCATTGTTCTTGAGAAAGCAATTGCTACTGCTGCTAAGTTCCAACTGTTTGAAATAAACGATGCGTTTACTCAAGCACAGTTCAAGAACTTGGTTGAACCTTTCCTTCGTGATGTTCAAGGTAGAAGAGGTATTACTGATTTCTCAGTAGTTGCCGATGGTACTAACAACACAGGTGAAGTAATCGACAGGAATGAATTTGTCGCTGACATTTACATCAAACCTGCTCGTTCTATTAACTTTATTACACTAAATTTCATCGCCGTAAGAACTGGTGTTGCGTTTAGTGAGGTGGGAGGTTAATCATGGCTAGCATAGACGACTTTAAATCAAACCTTATCGGTGGTGGCGCAAGAGCGAATCAATACCGTGTTATTTTGACGACTCCCCCAGCAATTACTACTGGGTTAGACATCAATCGCACATCATTTCTCGTGAAAGCAACATCATTGCCAGGGCAAACTATTTCTGAAATTGAAGTTCAATTCAGAGGTAGACAACTTTACATGGCGGGCGACAGAACAGTTGAAGCATGGACTACAACTTTCATTAACGATACGGACTTTATGGTTCGTAACGCAATGGAGCGTTGGATGAGTGGTATCAATGACCTAGAAACAGGTGTTGGACTTACAAATGTGACAGATTATACTGCACAATTAAGAGTTGAACAACTTGATAGAGATGATAACATTCTGAAGTCATATGTTCTTAAAAACTGTTGGCCGACAGCAGTGACACCGATTGAATTGTCATACGACACTGTGAGTGACATCGAAACATTTGATGTTACATGGAGATACACTAGTTTCTCCGCTAGCGCAGTATAAAACCTTTTTTTTACCCGACTAAATAGAAGGGTAAAACTTAGGAGAATTATAGTATGGCGGAACTTTTCGGTTTCAGAATTACAAGAGCGAATCAAGATGGGGGAAGTGATAGTTTCACTTCTCCTGTCTCTGATGACGGCACCCTTGATATTGTATCAGGCGGTGGTCATTACGCTTCTGTCCTTGATATGGACGGAAGAGACCGTAATGAGATAGACTTAATTCGTAGGTATCGTGACATTGCACAACAACCAGAGTGTGATAGTGCTATTGAAGATATTACGAATGAGGCGATTGTAAGTGATGAACGTGACCAATCTGTATCAATAATGCTTGACAGATTAGATGTATCCCAAAACATTAAAGGAAAAATAAGAGATGAATTCCATGAGATTCTTCATCTTTTAGATTTTAATGCAAAAGGACATGACATCTTTAGACGTTGGTATGTTGATGGCAGACTTTATTACCACAAAATTATTGACCCAAAACATCCTCGTAAGGGGATTAAAGAGGTTCGATATATTGACCCTCGCAAAATCAAAAAGGCGAGAGAAACACAAAAAGAAGTTAATGCATCTACTGGCATGGAAATGGTCAAGAAGATTGATGACTTCTACCTTTACAATGATAAAGGTTGGGAACAGAACGTAGGTACATCTGAGGGTGTTAAGATTACATCTGATTCAATTACTTATTGCCCATCTGGATTAATCGATATGGGTAAGGGTACAGTACTTTCTTATCTAAACAAAGCAATTAAACCTGTCAATCAGTTACGCATGATTGAGGATTCGTTAGTTATCTATCGTATATCTCGTGCGCCTGAAAGACGTATTTTCTACATTGACGTTGGTAACTTACCAAAGATGAAAGCAGAATCATATCTGAAAGATGTGATGAATCGTTATCGTAACAAAATGGTATACGATGCACGAACTGGTGAAATCAGAGATGACAGAAACCATATGTCTATGTTGGAAGATTTTTGGTTGCCTCGTAGAGAAGGTGGTAGGGGTACAGAGATTACAACATTGCCAGGCGGTTCAAACCTTGGTGAGATTGATGACATTACTTACTTCCAGAAAAAATTATTTCGTTCATTGAATGTACCAGTATCTAGACTTGCAGAAGAGTCTGGAGGATTCCAAATCGGACGTTCTGATAACATTACAAGAGATGAACTGAAATTCACAAAATTTGTCCAGAGACTTCGTAAGAAGTTTACTGCATTGTTCTTAGACATGATACGCACACAACTTCTATTGAAGGGTGTGATTGCCGTGGAAGAGTGGGATCACTTTAAAGAACATATCCAGTTTGACTTCCTACAAGATGGACATTTCACTGAACTGAAGAATGCAGAAATTCTTCGGGAAAGACTAGACATGCTTGGACAGGTTGAATCCTATGTAGGCACTTACTTCTCTAAAGAATATGTTAAGAAAAATATTCTTAGAATGTCTGATGAAGAGATTGAAGAAATCGAAACACAGATAGGTGATGAAGAAGGTGGTGAAATGGGTGGAGATGATGACGGTATGTACGCATATAACGATCCAAATAAGGGAGATAAATAATGGACAATGTAAAAGACTTTGTAAGTTCAATTGCATCAGGCGACAACCTTGCGGCGGAGACACATTTTAATAATGCACTCG